CTTCCCCCAAACCCCTATCTATTATACCCCCTATAATCCCCCACACCTTAACCCTCCTCCTTGTTCGTCGTCGTCAATGTTTAGCGCGCGCGCGCAAGAGTTTTCGGTCGAATATTGGGGGCGGAAACTAAAAAAATACGAGAAATCCGAGATTTACGAGCTCTCGGAGGGTCTCGCACGTCAAAGAGGACCCAACGCAGAGCTGAACGACGGCGACGTGGAGCTGCTTGAAATTGCATTCAAGCTGTCTGCGGAGGCAGGAGCACAACACATCTCTTACATACGAGGCATATACGAGCATTGGGGAGCGCGAGGTATCTGCTCTCCGGATGACTATTGGGAAAACGAAGCAGATCGGGATATGCAAAGCGGGAAAGTGCATCGGCAAGCACGGATCATTATAAACCAAAAAGCGCACGGCAGCGCATAACGAAAGGAGAAGCACCATCATGTCAAAACCGAACTTATCCAACCCACTACCCATGACAGACGCAGAGATTCTTGCATCCTTTAACAACGCTATTGTACCGTCAAGGCAGTGCAAGATCTTAGCGGAGTTGAACGCGACGAGCGTGGACCGCATCAAAGAGATCTTCTTGCGCATGGGTGTAGACGGCAGACGCTTGCCGAGAAAAAAGCCCAAGGAGAGCTTTAAACTCACGGAGAAAACCGCTGATCCTCCCGAAGAAGCCGCAAGCGAAGCGGCGGAAGCCCCCCCCTGTAGAGGTCTCTTCGGAGGCGCGCACCGAGCCCGCGACCAAAAAAAGCGAACTTTGCGAGAGTGTTATTTTCTGCGCCGTCGATATGGTAACGCAGTTGGAAAAAGGCGCCGCAATACTCCTTTTGGAGATAAAGGAACTCGAAAACCGTCTTCGTCGCTGTCACGCCGATTACGAGGACACCGAGAAACTTCTCGCGGCCGCCAAGCGTTTTCGGAGGGAAGTTGAGAGAGTATGAGGAAGAGAAAGGTTGAAATTTGGGACTTGCTCCCGCTGGAGGCGAACCGCGCGATCGATGAACTCGGATATTCACTGCTTTTAAAGCACGGATATGATGTTGCGGACGCCGACGCCTCTAAAGCAAAGCGCCACGACCTCAAGGAGGAGATGAAGGCGAGAGGCGAAGAACTGTGCCACGCGACCCTTGTTGACCCCAAGACAGGGAAGATCCTTTTTTGGTTTGAGCTTGTTCGGGGCGGCGAATTGCTGGAAAGAACCAAGGCGCTTCAATTTGTGCCGATCGTGAAAGGAGACGCGGATGGAGAAGGAACGGATCAAGCGGGACCTGCGCCGTCTGCGTAAGATCACGCACGGTATTGAGGTGTCAATGCGCGTTAAAGAGATGCACGAGAAGCGTCTTGTGTATTTACGTGCATTGTCTCCGTCTACCGCTGACGCTGAAGAGGAGGCTGAAAAGATCTGCAAAAATCTGTCTGTACTCCGCATTGAGGACAGTATCAAAGAGGCGACGGCACTCGAATCGCTTTATATGGACGCCATCAGCAAGCTTGACCCTCTTGATCGCACGATTATCCTCGACGGATACATAAACGGCAAGCCGTATTGGAAAATCGGGCGCGACATCGGATACACGGAACGCGGCGTACAGAAGCGCATCGGCGCAATTATCGAAAAACTTGCAAAAATGCTTTAAAAAGATCTACACCGGGCAAAAGAGTGTGCTCCGGTGTAGTTTTTTTTTTGCAATAATTAAAACGAAAAGGAGTTTTTATCATGGCAATGGGACAAAAACAACCGAATAACGCAGACAAGGAACGCGCTCGAGCCTTGCTTGTGACCGATACGGTTGCATCTGTAGCAAGGCAGCTGGGGCGCCCATGGAGCACTATCAAGGACTGGAAGAAAGAGTTTGAAAGAGATAAGTCCTTCGTGGAACTCCGTGAAGAAAGAAAAAAGAAGTTTGTCAACGACGCATGGGATCTGATCGATATGTCGAGAAAGATCATTGAGCGCCGCCTTGAGCGTGCTCTCGAAGGCGAGGACGTTCTTGATGAGCTTTGTGAGATGGTTGTAGAGGGAGTAACGCCTGAGAAAAAGAAGGCAATTCGCGACAAATTCACCGCGCTCAAGCTTGATAACATGAAAGACGTTGCGGTCGTGCTCGGTACCATTTACGACAAACAAGCGCTTGCGAACAAAGAGCCGACGAGTATCGTGGACGGCGATATCGCTATTAAAAAATTCGAGGACCTATGACGATTACCGTTGCGGATATTATCGAAAAGCGCAAGAAGCGGTGGACGGAAAAGGGCGACATTGAGTATGACAAGCAGCTCGTCCGAGCGTCGGTAGAGAAGATACTATCCACGCCGTCTTTGCGCGAAGAAATCCTTGCGCGTCCGTATCTTCTGATTCCCGTATCCTTTTACATCGTAGACAAAAAGAGAAAGACCGTGCCGTTCTTCTTTAATGAGGTTCAAGAAGATTTCATTGACAAACTTGAAACCCTCGGCACGAACAAGCCCTTCTTTGTCCTTAAGGGAAGACAGCAGGGCTTCACGTCCGTTATTACGGCGATCCAGCTCTCCTTCGCGATCGTTCGAAAAAACTTCTCGGGCTTTACGATGGCAGACCGAAGCGACAACACGATAGCGATATTCAACGATAAGGCGCGCGTCGTATATGAGCGCCTGCCTGAGCTTCTCAAGCCCTCCGAAAAATTTAACTCGCGCAACGAGATGTTTTTCGACAAGCTCAATTCCTCTTGGCGCATCGCCACGGCGACAGACCAGGTGGGACGCTCTCGCACACTGAACTTTGTGCATTTTTCCGAGGTAGCTTTTTACGAGTGTGATCTCGCTTCCTTGCAGGCGGGTATCGGTGAGGCAATCACCGCGGGGGCTATTCAAGTGTATGAGACGACCGCGAACGGCTTTAACCAAGCGAAGGACTTATGGGATTCGGAAAGCTGTCACAATCTTTTCTACGAGTGGTGGCGCTCCCCTGAGTATCGCTCGACGGAGTATGAGTATCTTGACACGCCCGATGCGTGGCTAAAGGAACGCCTTCAAGTGCTTGCCGAGCGAGGGTGCGATCGCGAGCAGCTTGCGTGGTACGCGAAGAAATACGCCTCTTACCTCGACAAGAACACCATCAAACAAGAATACCCCATCACGCCCGAGGAAGCGTTTATATCCAGCGGAGAGTGCGTCTTCGACAAAGAAGCCATCAGCAACCAGATCATCCGTGCGGGGGCCTTGAAGGGGGCTCGACGCGGTGCCTTCGAGTACAAAAAGGAGTGTGTGCCAATCACGGATGCAAACGGCAACATTGTGGATACCGAGTGGCACATCAAGGATATCGTTTTCCGCGAGACAGCTGACGGGTTCATCACGATACATGAGGAGCCAAGAGTCAAGACAGACACAGATGGCAACGTGGCAGCAAGGGCGCCTTACGTTATCGGAGGTGACACGGCAGGTACCGGGCAAGACTATTTCTCAGCCAAGGTCATTTGCAATCTTGACGGTCACACGGTGGCGACCTTGCACAAGCAATACATAGACGAGGACCTGTACGCCGAACAAATTTACTGCTTAGGCAAATATTATCACGACGCTTTGGTCGGGCTCGAAATCAACTATTCCAGGCACCCGACAAGAGTGCTGCAGAAAAAATACAGGTACCCAAACCTTTATATGCGCGAGATCCTCGACAGGATGACGGACAAGCCAACGATGGACTATGGATTTGTGACGACCACAAAGACGAAGCCCATCATCATCGGCGAGCTCGTGGAGATTATGCGCGACGATCCGAGTGTCGAGGTGGACATCCCGACGCTTAAGGAAATGACGACCTTTGTCAAAAAAGACAACGGAAAGCAAGAAGCTATTGACGGTGCGCACGACGACCTTGTTATGGCGCTTGCCATCACTCATTTCATATCGAAGTCGCAAACAACCTCGTGGATCACGGCAGAGAACGACGAGAAGGACTTTATCTCGTCCAATTTTCACACACAAGAGGCGCAAGGCCTCTCGTATATCAGCTGGGAGGATTTTTGATGTTCATCAGAAGAAAGAAGTATAACGAAGATCTCGCGCGTGTGGCAAAGGAAAAAGAAGAGGAGCTCCAAAAGGAGCTTGATGACCTTTGGGAAGAAAACGAAAGGCTTTCGCTTGAGCTTGAAGAGCTGAAAAGCGATTTCGCGCAGATGCGAGATGTGATTGCCGCTATGCCGAAAAAGACCGTTTCGGAGGCGACGACGAAGCCGAGCGCGGTGCTTTCGAGCGCGGAGGTTATGGATCAGTGGCTAAATGGAGAGGAAGGTGAGGACGAATGAACGAGCGTTTTGACACCGCGACTGAGGCACAGAAGCTGTGGGACGATTACCAAAACGGGCTTTCGTATCAGGCGAACTGCGGGCTTTCGAAAAACCTGCCTCGGTTTGTCAAATTCTATCAAGGCGACCAGTGGCCGAAAGCTACGCCTGCCACGAAAAACCTTCCTCGCCCCGTGGTAAACATTATCAAGATGATTTGCCGCAACAAAAAATCCGCGATCCTGTCCACCCCCGTGCGCATTGTGTTCCGCGCCGAGGACACGTTGGCAGATGTGGAGAAATTCAATCGCTTTGCCGACTACATTCAAAAAGAGATCGGGCAGGACGCGCTTGATAAAAAAGCCGTGGGAGACGGCGTCGTTAAGGGGTCTTACTTCTATCACTACTATTGGGACGCCGAAGCAAAGGGGAAGGACGGCGTGAAAGAGGGCGGACTTCGATGTGAAACCATCGACCCCTTGAACATCTTTTTTTCGAATCCCACCGAGGTCGACGAGCAGAAACAGAAATGGATTATGATCGCCTCGCGTGAGGACGTGAGCTCGGTACGAGCCAAGTGCGACAGTGACGTGGACAAGGAAAGCATCGTCGCTGATGAAAACAACAGCAAATACGGCACGGTAGAGCAAGAGGGCAACAAGCTTTGCACCGTTCTCACGCGCTACTTTCGCCGTGACGGAGAGGTCTTTTGCGAGAAGGCGACCAAGACGACCATCGTCAACAAGCCTTTCCCCCTCACGCCCGACCTCGCAAGTGCCGGCGTCGAACTTGGCTTTTTTGTAGAAGAGGACGCCCCCAACAACGCATTACCGGATGCAACCGCAAAGGATCAGCTGATCCCCGACGCCGCAAAGATGTATCTTTATCCCATTGTCGTCGGTAACTACGAATACCGCGAAAGCTCCATTTACGGCCTTGGCGAGGTAGAAGGGATCATTCCCAACCAAAAGAGCATCAACTTCAACCTCGCAATGGCGCTTCTAAATGCGCAGGAAACCGCGTGGGGAAAATACATCGTCCACCCAAGAGCGCTTCAAGGGCAGGTCATCAACAACGAGCCGGGCCAGGTGCTCGTGGACTACTCGGAAACGGGCTCGGGTATCCGCAAAATGACCGAACAAGCGATGCAATCCCAACCACTCACGCTCGTCGATACGTTGACGCAGCTGACACGCGCTGTGACCGGATCTTCCGAGGTTATGACGGGAGAAACCATTGGCGCAAATATGTCGGGCGCCGCCATTGCTCAACTACAATCGCAAGCGCAGCAGCCCGTCGAGGAGTTAAGAGATACCTTTTGGAAGGTCAAGGAAAAGCAAGGTCTTGTTCTCGCTCAATTCTTTAAGCACTACTATGAGCAGAAATCCTTCTCGTATATGGATTCCGTGACTTCCGAAAACGGAAAGACAGAGGAAGTGCAGCTAGAGGATATCTTCGACAGCGCCGAGTTCCGAGCCGTTGAATTCACCGTCGTCACGGAGGCGACGTCGGGCACGAAGGCTTCCGCCGCGGGTGATATCAACATTCTCGATGTGATGGTATCAAAGGGTCTCATTTCGCCGAAGACATATATCAAGGTATACCCCGACGATGCGATCACCAACAAGAGCAAGCTCCTCAAGGCGATCGAGGAAGAGGAGAACGATCAGCTTCGGGTGATGTCTGCACAATACGAGCAGGCTATAAAAAAGCTCGCAGAGAGCGCGGAAATCATCCAAAAACAGCAAAAGAGCGTCGACCAAGTGCAGTCGATCATAGAAGAGCTGATGCGGACGAAGGCGTTCTTAGCGCAGCTTTATACCGAGGCGAAAACAAAGATCTCGCAGGGAAACATCGAGGTTGCACGCGGGAATCAAGCGCTCGCCGACACGACCCACGACGCGCAGGAGATGGCGGCGACAATTGCAGCTGCCGCCAATCAAGGTGCTGTAAATCTCGTTTGATAGACTAACGGTACATCCGTTGCTATATTACGCAGGAACGCGGAAAAATCCAAGGAGGCTTCTATGACAGAAGAAACGAAAACAGCGCAAACAACCGAGGAATCGGAGGTCAGCAGCCACGCTGATGCTGGCACAGGTGCGGAGACTGTAAATGATGCCGCTTTTGAGGACACGAATACCCCAACGGCCGAAGGGGAGAGCGATGCCGACAAGCAGGGCAGAGAACAGAATGCCGCCAACGCACGCCGTCGCCGCGAGGCAGAACGGCAAGCCGCGCTCAAAGAAGCGCGCGAGCAAGCCATCATCGACACCCTCAAGGGCAAGAACCCGTATACAGGAGAGCCAATGAAAGACTCTGCCGACGTGGACGAGTACCTTGCAATGCGGGAAATCGAAGAGAAAGGTGGCGACCCCCTTACAGACTTCTCCCGGCACCACAAGGAGAAGGCGAGGGAGCAGGTTGCAAAGGAAAAGGAGAACGAGGAAGAGAGGGGATGGTATCGGAGCGATGCCGAGGCTTTCAAGGCGAAGCATCCCGAGGTCGACCTCGACAAGCTCATCCAAGACGAGGGCTTTCAACTCTTTGCCGACGGAAAGGTCGAAAAAAGAGTGCCGCTTGCAGAGATCTATGAAGGTTACATCAAGATCGTGGGCGGATTCGAAAAGCAAGCGCAAAAAAAAGCAACGCAGCTCCTCGCAAACAAAAAGGCTTCCCCGGGGTCGCTTTCAAGCACGAACACAGACGGTGAGGGCTACTACACCAAAGAGCAGGTTCAAGGGATGAGCCCAAAGGAGATCCACGAGAACTATGACAAGATTCGTGCAAGTATGAAGCGGTGGTAATCAAAACAGGAGGAAAAAACTATGGCATATCAGAACTTTATCCCCGGCGTTTGGAGCGAAGAGATCAATCGAGAGCTCGAAAGACTCTGCGTCTTCGTCGAGGACTGCAACACCAAGTACGAGGGTGCAGTGTCCAAGAAGGGTGAATCGGTCACCATTCTCGGCGTTGGCAAGCCTACCATCAAAAGCCTTACCAAGGCACAGCGAAACAACGCAATCGATCAGGCGGAGGAGATCGAGGATACCTCGGTCATTATGTACATCAATCAGATCCGCTACTTTAACTATATGATCGGCGACATCGATAAGGCGCAGGCGACCGGGGGCGTTATGGACGCGCTTTCCGCCGAGACCTCGGAGGGCCTTGCGGATGAGGTTGACAAGTACGTATCCAGCTTTGCCGTCGACTCTTCCGTGAAAAAACTGTACGGCAACGCTCCGGTCAAGGTCGTGGCGGGCACCGCAGCAAGCGGCGAGAAGAACGTGCTTCATGTCTTGGATGAGGCGATTCAAAGACTTTATGAGAACGACGTGAAAGCGAGCACCAAGATCGTTGTAACCGTTTCCCCCCGCTTTTACACTCTTTTCAAAAGAGAGTATGCCGATAAGGATACCGACAATTCGGAGATCCTCAAAAACGGCAAGGTGGCTAAATACGGCAACGTCATCGTGAAGATGTCGAACAACGTGCACACTACGGATAGCGGCACCGTTGACAACATTATGATCCGCACGCAGAGAGCTGTTGCGTTTGCGAAGCCTCTTACTCACACCGAGGCGTACCGTCCTGAAAACCACTTTGCCGATGCGGTGAAGGGATTCATTCTCTTTGATGCGAAGGTCGTTCGCCCCAAGGAAATCGTCAACATCAACGTCAAGTTTGCGTAAGGAGGAATAAACGATGGTTACTATGAGAAACACGCTCGCTACCGTTGAAACCGCCGCGCTCGTTGCTTCTACCCCCACTGCGATCGCGTGGAGCGAGAGCGACGAGAAGATGGTGCTCGTTATCAACGCATCCGCTGCCACGTCGATCACCGTCAAGGCGGGCAATGGCATTCAGGGTGTCGCAGATCTCGTTGTCGCGGTGCCCAAGGGCATCAGCCTTTTGAAGCTCGAAAGCGGACGCTTTAAGAACGTCAGCGGCGAGAACAAGGGCAAGATCGTCCTCGTATCCGAGGGCACCCCTGCCGTAGGCGTCGCGGCACTCGTATAAAATTTGGCGCCTATCCGCTTCCTTTGGATAGGCGCTTTTATGCAATTCAAAAGTATTCGGGGGTGCAACTCCCCCAGATTGCGCAAAGGAGAACGCTATGAAACTTGGAGAGATCAAGCTTGAATCGCTCAAGCTGATGTTCGCTAACGTGGACATTGATTTGTACCTTGATAGAATTGAATATTACAAACAGGACGAGACCTATCGTGACTACCTCGTAAATATGCCCGGTGCGATCAACCGTTGCTTCGCGAGCATCGAGGAAAAGCGCGTGTTGCCGTGCAAGCGGCACGAAATCGTGGGAGGTCCTATGCGCTCGCTCGTCCTGCGGGTTGATATGGACGCGCCTGTGGATGATTTCCTCGACCTTCACCGTGTTGTGTACGAGAACGATCGCGGAGACTATGAGGCGGATATCAGCTTCCGCCGCGAAGGAAACACGATCGTGCTTCCGGCCATTGGGTTCGGAGAAAGATATGTGGTGCTGTACCATCCTACTATCCCGCGCATCACGGCGGCGACGGCGGAGGATACAGAACTTCCCATTCCCGACGGTATTGCTGCGCACATCCCATATTTCATCAAGGGCGACCTCTTCCGTGCGGATGAGCCGAACGAGGCAAGCGAAGCGCGAAACTGGTACGAGGCGGCGATGGAAGCCATTGTGAGCAAAACGGAGGGAAGATCCACCTCTGTCAAAAACATCTACTCACAAACGGAGGGCGAGGCATGAGAGCGCACACAAGTATATCACTGAAGGATCGCAAGCAATTGACGCTCAATAATTTTCGCGGCGTGGATTTCTCGTCATCTGTGACACAGGCGGCAGGTGCGCGGGCGACGAAGATGCGAAATCTTATCAACCGTGGCGGCGTCAACCGAAAAAGAAGCGGCTGGAACGAGATTTTGCAGATTGAGGGAAACCCGCGCCCGCACATCAACGGTGTGTTTGAGTACGCGGACGACACACTTATCATTCATGCCGGGACAAGTTTCTATCGAGCGACAAAAGTAAACGGCAAGTACACTTGTGAAGATATCACCAAAAGTTGTACATATAAGGGCGCCGAGATTGAGAAAAGTGCGCTCAAAGACCAACGAAGCCAAGCTTTTCTCGCAAGCAATTGCCTCTATATCGTCGGTTGTGGTGATTTTCTTGTCTATGGCACGTGGAAGGGCAGAAGGGAGCTTCGCAGGGTGGCAGAAAATGTGGATACCCGCGTTCCCGTAACGGCAAGGATTTATCCAAACGACGCTCTCACCCCGGGAAAGATTGAGGCGTTGGAGTCAGCAAATCTTCTTACAGGAAGGCGGAAAAATGTGTTGTTCGGCACCGACGACAAAGAGCTTGCGGGTTACGATGAAGATCCGGATAAGCCTATTTGGGTTTGGACGCTTGACAGTGTTCCAAAAGGGCGCATTGAAAGCATGACGGTGGACCGTATCGAGGAAGAAAAAGAAGAGGTTCTTGGTCAAGCGGTGTATGCTGCCTGTGTCGCTACCTACACCATCGAGGAGGGTAAAAATGGCGTATTAACGATAAAGGAACGCACATCGGTGCCTACAGACGGCGGGTCGTTTCATAGCTTAGGCCTTCTTCAGCCGTTAGAAAAAGGGGCCGAAGTGGGGAAAATTGCGGGTCAATATTTCACCCTTTCTTTTTCTACCGCACCGCCCGACGAATCAGAGCCGAACATCACGGTGACCTACACCGCGGAAACCACCGCCTCGAATGCAGCGGTAATCGAGCAAGCCGCCTTCGGTACCGTATACGGCGTGAATGGAAATCTTGATCGCCTTTTCCTCGGTGGAAACCCCAAGCATGCGGCAACGGTCGTTTATTCCGCCATGGACGACTTTACCTATTTTCCCGACGTTAATACCGTTTCCGTGGGCGTGTCTTCTGTACCAATCACTGCTTTTGCGCGTCTTGCAGACGGTGCGCTTGCCGTTTTTAAGGAGCAATCAAGCCACGACGCGTCGCTCTTTACGCTTGGTGGCACATATACGAGCACCGAAGATGAAAACGGCGTGACGACATCCTTTTCCGCGCTTTTCCCGAAATCTGCGGGCGCAGAGGGGGAATGCGCGCTGACGGCGTATGCGTGCGCAAATCTCGCAGGAGATACGCTTCTGCTTTCGAAAAACGGCGTGTTTGGCGTGGAGCTCCAAGAGGACGTTATGACAACCGTACGCTATACACGAGAGCGTTCTCGCTCGATTGCGGAAAAGCTCAAGGGACACGAAAATCTTGCCGATGCGGTCGCTACTGTTTATGACGGTCGTTATTATCTCGCTATCGACGGCGTTTGCTATATTGCCGATGCAAGACACAAGTACACAGCCGACGCAAGCGACGGTTCTTTCAATTACGAGTGGTGGTATTGGGATAACATCCCCGCACGTGTATGGACGGAGCTGGGCGGCAAACTTGCTTTTGGAAGCAAAGACGGTCGCGTTTGTGTGTTCGACGGTGAGTACACCGACCGAACGTATTTACACACCGCTTCGGGTGATCTTTCTCTTGATATCACCGAAGGCGGGCGGCTTACTTGCAAGACAACGCTTTACGGTTCTATCGAGAACGGCGCGGAGATCGTCGTTAATAACGAGAGGCTGTATGCGCTCGTAGAGGAGAGCGCAACGGTGGCAAATGACAGAATCTCTACAGCAAACGAGAACGGCATCTTTTCTTTCTACGAGGGGATGCAGGTGTATTCGAGTGGACTTGTTTCGGATGGGTTATATACGGTCACCAATATTGATTTTGGCGAGGGGACGTATTCGCTGAAGGATGAGAACGGAAATCTCGTAACGCAGACCGAAACGACATTTTCACTTTACCGTTCTTTGTCGGGAGAGACGCTTTTCATCGAGAAAGAAAACGAAAATGTCTATCTCAAAGAAGCAAAGGAAGGAAAGCGCCTGCGTCTTGTCGCCTATAAGAACGGAACACCTATCGAGATCCTTGCAACTGTGAAAATAAGCGCCCCCGTTGTTGCTGAATGGGTCACGCCTGTTTTTGATTTAGGCACAAACGCGTATAGTAAGACTCTTCTCAAGATGACGGTCGCCACCGCGCCTGAAACACACGGAAAGCTCTCTTTTGGGTACGAAACACGAAACGCGCGAATGCTCCTCGATAAGAGGGGGGGAGATCGGTTCTCGTTTGAGGATTTTTCCTTCAACGCCTTTTCTTTCGACACAGGCTTCGCGAACAGCTATTCGGTGCGATGCAATGAGAGAAACTTCAACTACATCCTGTTCCGCTTTTTGTCGGACGACGACGGCGACTGCGCGGTCAGTGATTTTTCCGTCGTTTATAAGATCAACCGCGAAAACAAAGGAGTGAGATAAATGGAAAAAAAGAAAATTAATCGTGTCGGATCCGAAACAAGAGTAAGCATCGAGAGAAAGACAGTCTATGCTTTGCCCGATAATCCGTCGGCTGCGGGAATGAAGCCCGTCGATATCAAGAAAGCTTTTTGTGCACCCATCACTGACGCACAAAACTCTATCATAGAAGAGCTGGATCGTGTTGTACAAGAAGCAAATGCGGCGTTTGAAGGCATTTATGAGCAAGAAAAGAAGATTGACAAAGCCCTCTACGGTGAAAGCGGCACGCCCGAATCCCCCCAAAAAAGCTCCTTCTCCGCACGCCTATCCGAAAACGAAGCCGAAGTACAATCCCTCAAAGAAGAAATCTATGGCGAAGAAGCAGAAGGGGAGAACGGCGCATCTCTCCGCGAGAGGATGAAGGACGCCGAGGAGAAGCTTGTCGGGCTTGGTGAGAACGATGTCAGAGGTATCGGCGCGCAAAGTGACGGTGAGGCGTTTTCTCTGCAACTCGAGGACGAGAAGGGCAACCCAATCGGCAAAGGAACAAAGCTCAAGCTTGCGCTCGAATGGTGCCCGGAGAGCGAATATAAACTGAAGGCGGTCATCAAGGATGTAGATGGGAACCCGCTCGCCGAAAGCAACGTGATAGATCTTCCGCTTGAAACGATGATTTCCAAAGCTGCGGTTTCTGATGACGAAAAGACGCTCACCTTGACGCTTAAGAATGGTGAAAGTGTCTCCTTCAGCGTTGCCGATCTCGTTGGCGGACTTGTGTCTCAGGAGGTTTTTGCAAAAGCTCTTGAAGACAAGCTTGACAAGGCCTCCCTCGCCCCAACCCTTAAAGGCAACGATGCCGACAAAGCACCGAGTGTACAAGCGGTGAATGAGGGGCTTGACTTAAAGGTTAATACACCCCAAACAGAACTATACGATTATACCGTTATTGGGTACTACAAAGGAGAAGTAACTGCTTTTCGAACTTGTCAAAATATACCAGTTGCATCACGCATTCCAAGGTTTACCTCTCGAAAGACATTGATGTCAGAAACACCTGTTGCGGATTTGGACTGTGCCAACAAAAAATATGTAGATGATAACCTTGTACCGATGAAGAGTGATATCGATATATTGAAAAAAGTCGCGGTTGGAAGTCTGTTTACGATCTTGGAAGATACCGAGCCGAGTTGGTCTGCTACTGTTGGTAAGGACGTGCCTAGCAACGCACTATCTATGGCAATGGTGAACAAGCTGGGCGCGAACTTCAACTATGAGACTTACACCGAGGATGCTTTTTACGGCTATGATACCGTGTTTGAGAATGATGCTTCTGAAGTTAACACATACGGTTGGATGGCGGGTTTACTTCCCGACACTTCCAACGTGTACTATATTGATGCAGCACGCCGATTTGGCGAGGATGAGGACGAAGAAGGAAATGTCATTCATCCACCTTTGACCGATTCCCCTGTTATCCGCATACCTTTTGCCCCGATTACTATTCCTAAAGATGGCACAAATTGTCGCATCAAGATAACGCCAACGGATAACATCAGCTTTGAAGGCGATTGTAGTATTGATGTGTTAAATTCAGCGACAGGTAGCATCGCCGATCTCTTCTACTACCCTAGTCTTGATGGCAACGGAGGCTATGATAGCGGTTGGTTATATCTTGAGGATGTGACGATAGATTGTATTCGTTTAGTTGGCGGTCAGGAATGCTCGTTTAACAATTATCAATTCACTGTGTCCATAGAAGCCGTCATGGAAAGGATCGTCTCCTATCCCATTCCGAAGATTATCAGCACCACGAGCATCTACGAAGGAATGGAAACCGTGGAAGAAATCATAATCCCTGATGCCATCCAAGCGTTAGAAGGTTACGGTCTTATGTATTCTGAGACGCAATACAACTACCTAGACTTCGATAGCCGTACCTTTGTCCGAGTGTGTAGGAAGGATGCGGACGACAAGGTTGTCTTGTTGGATGCTCCTGAGACTGTCGACGTGTCCGCACACCTTCCCAAAGATGCAGGTTTTATAACCGTTGTGTCGAGTGGTCATATCGTTACGGAAATGTCCGAGAATCTTGAGACAATGGCGCAAATCATGTGCGACATGACCTATCTCGTAAAAATTTAAGGAGGAATTACCATGACTGAAATTGAAAAAAGGCTGTTTGAGAAGAACGGCAAACAACGCGAGGGGTATGAGCAATTGGTTGAACGTAAGCTTCGCCGAAAATATTCTCCCGGGCAAGAGCTCTCCGTCCTACGCAAGCGCGATACAGACCCCGAGGCGTTTGCCGAGTATTACGCATATGCGGAACAGTGCAAGGCAGATGCAAAGAAAGAAGTGTACGGGGAGGAGGAAGCGGAATGAAGAGAAGCAAGACTTTGATGTTACTCGCGCTTGGGGTAGTTGTCGGCGTGCTTGCGGCGGCGGGCGTTTATTTTCTCACCGTCGGTGAGGTTGCGTGGCAAGAATACGTTGAAGAGAAGCTGATCCCGAACGTGGTCTTCATCGCAACAACGATCGGTGCGCTATACGTTGCGAGTACCCCTGTCCTCACAAAGATCAAAGCGGCTTTGGAGAACTTCAAAAAGGCGACAGACGGCGTGTGTGCAACAGCGGAAAAAGACAAAGCCTTGACGCAAGAAATGAGGACCATCTTTTCGGATAATACCGTGCTCTACGATGGGCTCTGCAAGATGAAGGAAAGTCTCGAAGAGGATCGTGCCGAAATGCGCGAGGGGCTCAACAAAATAAACACCGTGGTGAAGATCGCTTTTTGCAACAACCGAGAGCTTGTAGAAAAGGGCTTCGCCGCCGAGATCGCCAAGGTGCTTGCAGACAAAGAAGCAAAGAAGGAAGTGAGAGAAGATGAGCAAAGCACCGAATCTTAAGCGACGCCTCTTCTTCCTTTCCATCGGCAGCTTTCTCGTCAGCACAGCGCCACTCTTTTTGTGCGTCGTTGCCAATTGGGAGAAGTACGTAAAAACACCGGGCGACGCGGTCTCTCTCAGTCTTGGCGGTATGCTCGTCCTGCTTTTCTTGGTGTTAAAGGTCCTCGGCAAGCTAAAGATGCCAAGCCGTATTGTGTTTTATGGCGCGGTCTTTGCCATGGCGTATTTTCTCAAAGCTTTGCTCTCTGATCTCGTACTCCTCAGCGGCATGGCGCTTCTCGGCGAAACGGTAGATTTCATCTTCTTTCAGCGAGCGATCCGCAAGACTAAGGAAAACGTTCTCATTGGAAAGACTGCGGATGCGACTGCCGCGCAGGTAGAAGAGGTTGTCAAGAAATACATAGGAAGGGTGTAAGGCATGAACGATAAAATAAGAGATTTTATCAAGCAGAACATCGGTTATTTCATCGTGGGCTTCGTTTCGGTCGTGTACATCATGACAGCCTTTCTCACCATCGACCAAACAGGGAAGAGCGTCGCGCAGATCCTCGCGGACGGCGCGATCGCCTTCTTCCTCGGCGTTCTTATCAATCGCATCTTCGACCTACAAGGCATGATGAGTGGAGAACGCGAGGAGCAAGTCCAAGCAATCAAAGCCGAGCACGGTGCTATCGTACTTCGCATATCGCCGTATATCGAGATGCTTGATGGGTGGTGCGAGGAGGAAAATGAGAAAAATTATAAGCTTCAGCGCACGAAGATCCTCGCTCGCGTCGGGCTGAAATACGAGGACTGCTTTGACGAGAATGGCGTCGCGAAGGCATGGACACCGAACGAAGAAGCTCTGCAAAGCAAGCTCCTTCGAAAAGCAGAAATGCGTAGGCTTCACGGTTACAAAAAAGCTGTCAACCTGCACCTAACGTTGCTCTCTGCAGGAGAGCTCACGAGCGAAGGAGGAAGACAGCAAGACCCGTTTTATTTTGGGCGCACCAAAGCGCAGTACGAAACACAGGGCGGACTTGGTGATATTATCTCCAAGCTCGGCGTCGCTATTATTTTCGGCTATTACGGCGTCTCACTGATCGACAACTTTGACTACGCCAATCTCATATGGACGACCCTGCAAGTAGGGCTCTTTCTCGTCATGGGTGTGATCAAGATGTACCAAGCCTATAACTTCATCACGGATGAATTTCGCGGCAGGATCGTCAAAAAAATCGATAATCTGCAAAAGTTTGAAAATCACGTCGGCGCGACCGTGCCGAAAGAAGAAAAATCTCCTCTGCCCACGAAGGAAGTGGAGACGCAAGAAAAGAAAACGGAGGAAAAAGAAGTTGAGCACGTCTAAACTTTCTGTTTACCAGAACGCCATTAAAAACGAAGACTCGAAAGCTTTGCTTGAAAGGTTGTATGCGGCGAACCCCACAGCGGGAAGCTTCTACGATCTTGATGTCGCCGCCGCCGATGCCGCGCACACGTCGGGAAAAGAGCAGCTGGACACAAACCTTGCTACAAGCAAAGCCGCGCTTGAGAAAAATAAAACGGCGCAGAAGCGCGCCGCAAGCTATTCTTACGCAAAGCTTCTTAATTATCTTCCCGAGCAGTTGAAGGCGCAGGGGTTGCACGGACAGGGGTTGAGCCAATCTGCGCTCTTAGGCGCCTATGGCAATTACCGCAACGCTGTCGCAGGTGTAGACGCGGATTATGCAGACAGAGTATCAGCGCTCGAAAAAGCGTACAAGACCGACCTTGCAGGACTTGATGCAACGCGAGACAGCGCCTATCACACAGCACTCCAAAACTACATGACGCGCGTCGATAACACGGAAAGTAGATCCGCCCTCAATGAAAAGATTATGGAAGAGCTTGAAGTGAAATTTGCGGAAGCGGAAACGACGGGCGACTATGGCGCCGCTGCACAACGCCTCGAGGAACTGAAGGATTCCGTGGATGAGATTACGTATAACTATTTTGCGAGTATTTTACCCGAAGCCTACAAGCCGACAGCAGCGGAGACTACGCAGGGGGAATCAGCGGAAGGGCAAGGCGTGGCGGAAGGAAGCCAAGCTCCGACAAGCCAACCTACACCCCAAAAGTCCGTGCAGGATTTTGTAGCCGAGCAGAATGCGTCAAAACCGGCTTACGATCGGCTTCAGTTGAAAAACAACGGAAAAACCTTTGACGCAAACGCGGAAACGACATACGAAACCGCTTGGCAAATCTCTAAGGGTCTCGGCATTTATGTGGACGAAGAACAAGCAAAAGCGGTGCAGGCGGTGCTTTCAGAATCTGCGTCTTGGGGACCGGAGCAAAACGGAACCTTGGTCTCTTTTAATGTAGGCGGGAAACTCAGAGGCGCAAAAGTATTTGTATTTTACAACGGAAAGTGGTATGAGACGAACGCTTCGAGCGCCACCGACGCCAAAGAATACCTCAAAAACTAATCACAGGAGAGCACTATGACGACCTATAAGATCTCACCGATGGAGCGCAAGGCAAGCTTCGCATCGCTCAAGGCGAAGGAGAAGCAGGGCGTTTCCTTCAGCGATAATCGCAAAGCAATGCCGCTGTCCCAACCGCAAAAGGAGCAGAAGGAAGATTACAGCCCCCTTCTGCGCTCAGGCGCAACGGTGCTCGACGTCTCTGTCAACGTGCTCCAAGGTGCCACGGATGCTGTCGAGGGTATCGTCGACTTTGTTGCAGGGGGCGTCGGACTTATCGGCGGACTGTTCAGCGATGAGTTTGAAAACGACGTCAAGAATTTTATCGCCTACGATTTTACCTCGGATGCGTTCGGCAGAGATGGCGATGAAGGCTTGTTTGATACGACGTGGGGCTCCGATATCTCAAAGGCATCCTACCTCGAAGAGGACGGCATCATCAACGGTATCGCACAAGGCATCGGCGGCATGCTTCCTGCTGTGGCGATCTCTGCGGCGACGGGCGGTGCCGCCGCCGGCGCGGTTCTTTCAAAACTCCCGACTGCAACCTTTATCACAAGCGCGGCAGGCAGAAGCACTGAGGGCGCGCTGAAGGAAGGCGCATCCTTCGGACAGGCGCTCGGTTACGGTACCGTCGCGGGTGTCATCGAGGGCGGCCTTGAAAGCCTCGGCGGTATCACGATGGGCGGTGCGAATCAGCTTGCGGATTCCGTGATCGGCCGCGCGCTCGTCAAAAAGGGCGCGGATTCCTTCGTCCGCCGTGGCATCGGAAAGGTCGCGTACAACTTTGCATCCGAGGGCGTCGAGGAAATTCTTGCGGACCTTGTCGACCCCATCAATAAGCAAGTGTTCGGCATAGACGAAGATGCGATGTCGAACTATGGCGAGGTCCTTAAGGGCCTCCCCAAGACCTTTGTCATCGGCGGCGCCACAGGCGTTGTGATGGGCGGATTGCAAAGCGGCATCAGTGCCGTGAAAAACAAGAGCAAGGGCGGAAAGCGGTTTCTTTCCGTCGCCGCCGAAATGCAGAACATCGAGGACGTGATGAAGGCCTCCGAGGCGATCAAGATGTCCGAGACAAGCACCGACGAGCAAAAGGATGCCGTGGAGAGTGCGGCGAACAAACAGATCGTTTCGTCGCTCGAAAGCATCTCCGCAAACCTCAAAGGAATGAGCGAGGCGCAGAGAGTGGAATGTCTCAAAGCAGCCCCCATCCTTCACGATTTCATGAACGGCAAAGGCGAGCTTAACGCCGACGTGATGGATTCTCTTTCTGCACAGATCGAAAGCGGCAAGGCAACGACCGCCTTTGTTTCACGCTCTCTCGCGGGCAAGGATAAGACCGTCCAAGCCGATCTTGACGATATGGCAGAGGAAGCAGCGGAAATGTATGCCGAGGAAAACGGTGTCTCTATCGAAGAAGCACGTGCCGCCGTAGGCACCTTTGCCGTCAACGATGCGGAACTTTCGGAGAAGGGACAGGAAGCCTTCCGTAGGTTCGTCAAGGCGCGCAACGCCCTTGATACCATCGCAGGCGCGAAGACGGGCTTCGTCGTCACGAAGGCGAACGACACCTTCCACGCGGCGGCAAAGGACGGTAAGCTGTACATCGGCGCAGATTCCTTTGAAAATGGCACCTGGGAAAAGGATCTCATCCACGAGCACACTCACTTCTCGGAAGGCTCGGCAGAGTATGCAAAGCTCGCAAAATTCTTGATCGACGAAGATCTCACCGTTGACACAAAAAATGGCAAACAGGCGCTCTATAAGGTCGCGGCAGAGAGCGTGCTGTCAAAAGGCTATGGCTTTACCGCCGAAGAGATCGGCGCCATTATCGATAAGAAACAGGCAGGCAAAGATCTGACCGAAGAAGAAGCGGACAAATACTCCGTTTTCAACGACGAGCTGATGGCGCACGCGACCGAGCATCTGCTTGGAAACGAGGCGTTCATTGATAAGCTTGTTGCCAAGGACGCGCCGCTTGCGCGTAAGATCTTCGACAAGCTCGTTGACGTCTGCAAGGCGATCGGCGGCAAGGGCGCAAGCAAAACGCTGAAGACCGCGCAGAAGCTGTACATCAAAGCCGCAGAGCAGTCGGGAAACACCCGCCTTGCAAAGTATTTCCTCTCCCACGCTCCCGAGATCGAGGAGGAAGAAAGCCTTGACAGCGAAGAGGCGGTGCAGTATAATAGAAAAAGCACTACGGTAAAAAAGAAAAAGCAGACATACAGTCAATACTATTCTACGGCGATGCAATGGGCTTTTTCTTCCAAAACTAAGCCCGGCGACATCAAGGTCCTCTACAACCCAAGCGACAACACTTGGAACAAGCTTGTAGCGGACGAAACAGAGGATCGATACGGAACTCTCCTCTCTATCGAAGATGTGCCGAAAAATGCAGAAGTAATAAAAAACTTGCACAGCGAGGTATATAATGAAAATCACGGAGAAAAACAAAGAGCTAGTGAAAGCGTTCGCGAGAATTATGAGAGATATTGGGATCGCTCAAGCAACCTCGGAGATGATAACTTCGATGTTGAAGAACAAGACACAAATGGACGATCTCGTGAGTTTTACGGAGAAGAATCCGGAAGCGACCGAAGCGGAGATTCTAACGAAAGCGCAAGAAATCGCAGGGCTGTAAAATTCTCCCGCAAATCCTCCACCGGCGCCGCGCTGACCGAAGCGCAGGCGGAACACGAGACCGACAAGCCTCCGACAAGAAATGCGGATATTCGGTTTTCGAGGAAAGCTCGTGGAGGTGACGGTGAAGATCTTTACATAGCGACCGACCAATTTGCGCAAGAAGTTGCTTCTGAAGATCGAGATTCGTTCGCAAGAAGTCTAGCGAACAAAACCGCCGAC